CAAAGGAATAGCCATGGCCGGGCGCTTTTCAGTCGAAACCATTTTTACTGCAATCGACCGGATAAGCCGCCCGGTTATGCGCATGGCGTCGCGAGTCCGTCGCGCCACCGAGAACATGGGCCGCAGCTTCAAGCGCCTTGACCGTTCCACCGATAAACTAATAAGCAACGTAAAGCGAATAGGCACCACGGCAGTAGTAGCCTTTGGGGTTATGGCTGCAGCTATTCGTAACGTGGTGGGCGTCGGTGCGGACTTCGGCCGGGCGATAGGATCCGCCGCCGCGAAGTTCCCCGACCAGATAAAGCGGGGCACTAAAGAATTTTTAGCGTTAAAGACCGCCGCGCGTGACGTGGGGGCGACCACCGAATTTACAGCCATACAAGCCGCCGGGGCTCTTAACTTTTTAGCTAAAGCAGGCTTTAAGGCCCAAGAAGCTATAGGCGCCCTACCTGCTATTGTTGACTTTGCCACCGCCTCGGAACTAGACCTCGCCACCGCTGCAGACATTGCCACGGACGCGCTAGGATCCTTCGGGATGGACAGCGCCGACCTAACCACAAAAATGGCCAATATGCGTAAGGTCATGGACGTTATGAGCAAGGCCGCAAACTCTAGTAACCAGTCAGTCGAGGAGCTATTTAACTCCGTGAGGGACGGCGCACCGGTGGCAGTTGCTGCAGGCGTGAGCCTAGAGACGTACAGCGCCACCATGGCCGTTTTAGCATCGAACGGTATCAAAGCCTCGAAAGCCGGAACGGCCGCCAAGAACACAACCCTCGCCCTCGCAGGCGTAGGTAATAAAGCCGCTAAGGTATTTAAGCGCTTGGGCATCGAGCTATTCAACAAGAAAACGGGAAACCTCCGCGACCAAGTGGACGTACTGGACGACCTGCGGAAAGTAATGTCGACATTCAAGGGCAACAAGATAGAACTATTAGCCGGTATCTTCGGGCGGGAGTCGTTGGCCTCCGCCGCCATACTGCTAGCAGACAGCACCGGCAAGGTGCGCGAGCTTAGGAAAGCCATGCAAGCCGCAGGGGGTACCAGTAAAAAGACAGCTATGTTTATTCGTGACGACGTGAGGGGCTCCCTTGACGGGCTTAACTCCGCTATTGAAGACGTAAAAATCGGCATATTCGAAATGAACGAGGGGCCGCTCAAAGACGCTATAGACGGTTGGACTACGTGGACCAGGGTTAACGGGAAATTTATCTCGGCCAAGCTAGGCGAGGCGTTGCTCTATATCCTGAATAACCTAGAAAGCATTGTCACCACCATACGCCAAGTGGCCGGGGTTCTCGTGGTATTGTGGGCGTTCTCGCTAGCCGTCAAGGCTATAACTGCGGCTTTCGTCGTAGCTAAAGCAGGCATGGCGGCCTTTGCCTTCATAACTGCAGGCATACCCGCCGTGCTCGCGGGCGTACGTATCGCAATGTTAGCGCTTAACCTTGCCATGTTCGCCAACCCCGTAGGCCTCATAGTCTTAGGGATTACCGCCCTTATAGGCCTGGCCGCTCTCGTGATAGCTGCGTGGGATCCGGTAACGGAGTTCTTCGGGGAGATGTACGACAAAGTGGCGGGGTTTCTTGCTCCGGCCGCTAGCCTCTTCGGTTTCGGCGACGGTTCGCCAGGCGAGGACGGCGCCAACGGCACTGCAGCCGGTGGGGTTATCAGCCCCCAAGACCGGACAGCCACGAGTATAGAAAAATCTATGACTAGCTCAACGTCACAATTAAATATCGCAGGCGCTCCGGAGGGCTCAACCTTAACGACCAATACCCCGGCGTCGGGCATCAAACTAAAACTAGCGAATAGCGGTGGTTTCTAATGGCTTGGCAAGACGACATACTAGAAGGCGCGTATACCCCGCAAGGAGGTGCGCGTCAAGTATACCAATTTGAAGACCTACGCCAACACGTCGAGCTTCGAGGGTCAACCTATGACTTCGTAGACTTCGACGGCACGTTCGTGCAGAGCACCGGCAGTAGTGGCGACTCTTACCCCTTCCGCATATACCTAACCGGCGCGGACTACAACACGGCCGCCGACGCTTTTCTCGAAGCGCTCCGGGCTCCTGGCATAGGGGTACTTGACCACCCCGTGCATGGCGTGCGGGACGTAGTGCCATTGGGCCGAGTAATCCGCCGCGACGACCTAAAGACCGCAGCGAATCAAGCCGTATTTGAGGTAACTTTTTGGGAGACTATCCGGGCGCTATTCCCTTCCGGACAGACCGACCCCGCTAGCCAAGTACTGCAGGCAGTCGAAACATATAACGCAGCGCAGGCCGCAGAATTTGAGGAGGTTATCGTACTCGGTACCGCCATAGAGACAGTGGCCCTACAAAGTCGGGTAGACGCCTTGCTCTCTGCAGCTTCGGCACAACTCGCGCCCATTGCTGCAGCCACCCAAAACGTGGCCGACCAGTTCGACGACATTTTCGACAGTGTGAATAACAGTATCCAAGTACTCGTAGGTGACCCATTAACGCTCGCCTTTCAGGTCAACCAATTGCTACAAGCTCCGGGGCGTAGTATTGCCCTATGGTCTGATAAGCTAGAAGGTTACCGTAATCTAGCACAGAACATATTTGGCCAAGAGCCGAGAGTCTCGGGCAACGATAGCCAAGAGAATAACGCCTTTCATGCCGACGACCTTAGCGCCGCCGGTGCGCTCACCGGTGCCATAGTTGGGGCCGTAAATAACACCTTTGCCACGCGTCCGGAGGCACTCGAAGCCGCCCAAGACTTGCTAGACTTATCGGACGAGTTGAACGTGTGGCGCGAGGCGAATTTCGATAGCCTTAACGAGATAGACACCGGCGCCTCGTACCAGCAATGGCAGAACGCCACGGCGCTAGCTGCAGGGTTTTTGGTACAAATTAGCTTTAGCCTGGCCCAAGAGCGGGTAATCGTTCTTGACCGAGCCCGCACCATTGTGGACTTATCCGCCGAGCTTTACGGCGCCATAGACGACCGCCTCGACTTCCTAATCGACACTAACGACCTTAACGGCGACGAGATCCGCGAGCTACCTATCGGGCGGGCTATTAGATACTATGTCTAGCATAACGGCACTAAACGACGACACATTCGAGCGGATAGCTCGCCAGGTCTACGGCAGCCAAGCGGGAGCCCTGCAGATTGCGCAGGCTAACCCCGGAGTGGCGGAGCCTATCCCCGGCGGTACCGTTCTCGTTATCCCTCCCCAGCTTGGAGCCCCTACCGACAACCCCCCGTTAGTGCCTTCGGGCGAGCTAGACGAGGTAGTCCTTAACCTTGCGGGCGAGCGCTTCCGGTACTGGGAGAAGCTGTCTATCAATCTATCTATCGACCGCTCCCCTACCGTCGAAGTCGAAGCACCATGGGAGCCGGAAAACGTCGAGCTTAGGCGCATATTCCGCCCCTTTAGCTTTCACCCTGCAGACGTTAACGTCGGTGGTGATCGGCTATTTACGGGCACACTGTTAACACCCCAACCCGACGCGGCCCCTACCCGTAGCATAATAAGCGCGAGTGCTTACGGCCGCACTGGCACGCTAAGCGATTGCACCATGCCCGCGAGTTCGTATTCCTTGGAGCTTAACGACCAAGGGCTCCAAACGATTGCGGAAACGTTGCTACAACCTTTTGGCCTTGGCGTACAGTTTGACGCACCGCTTGGCGCCCCATTCGAGCAAGTAGCCCTAGGCACCGACGAGAAAATCCTCCCGTTCCTTTCAGGCCTGGCCCAACAACGCAACATGGTTATAGGTGAGACTGCAGACGGTAAGGCATGGTTTAGACAATCAGCACCCACGGGCAACCCCGTTGCGGTACTTCGCGAAGGCGCGCCACCGGCTCACGTCATTACGGCGTCATTCGAGGCGCAGGCAGTCTATAGCCACGTAACCGGAATAGCTCCAAGCTTCGCAGGACTTACCGGCCCACAATTTACGGTCAAAAACCCGCACGTTTCCGGAGTAATCCGCCCTTATACATTCGATGCAGACGACAGCCAAGGCCCGAGCCTCCAAGAACTAGTAAACGCCAAGGCCGCCCGCATGTTCGGGAATATGGTCTCGTGGGACATAGAGGTACCTACTTGGCGAGACGCCAACGGCAATCGGTGGGCAGACAATACGACCCTTATGATTTTGGCGCCCCGTGCTATGATCTACAGAGAAACCGAGCTACTTATCCGCTCCGTATCCTTTCACGCCACGCCCGAGAGTCGCACGGCTACGCTTAACGTAGTGTTACCTGGCGCCTTTGCTGGCCAAATACCGGAGAACTTACCATGGGACGAATAGGCACCGTTTTAAGTTGGGCAGCTCGTGCCTTATCTGGCTACGTGAAGTACGACCCCGGAGGCGGCGCCATACGTCAAGGCCTGCGGTTTAGCGATAGTGGGGTCGATGCCCCGCCCCTAGCCCAAGACAGCGTATACGCGGCCGCCACGCAAAGCAAAGGCCGTACTGCCGCCGTAGGCTTTATAGACACCAAGAACGCCAGCACAGCAGCGCCCGGAGAGCGTCGAACATACGCCCGGAGCGCTAGCGGCGTACCAACCATAACCCAGCACCTACAAAACGACGGCACGGCCTCCCTAAC